CTGGCGGTTCACCGGCGCGTCCGGCAAAACTAAAAAAGCGCGAGGCCGAGCTATGGGGTCAGTACATCGAAACCGCATTCTGGCTATCGTCTCACGATTCCGCGAAAGCTCATCAATGGTGTGTGTTATTTGCGCAATGGGAAAAGAAACCATCGGAGATGACGGCCGCGTATTTCGGGCAACTCCGGTATTTGGGTTCCGAATTGGGACTCGACCCGGCCTCGCGGGCGCGGTTGGGCGGTAATGGCAAAAAAGAAAAGCCGAAAAAAGCCTCCTACTTCACCTGATCGCACCACGGCCTTTGCGCGCGGTGTAGTTGCCGATAGGATCGTTGCCGGGCCGGACGTTTACAATGCTTGCGTCCGTCATCTGGACGATTTGGAAAACGGGCCGAAACGCGGGCTTGTCTGGGACATCGAAGCGGCAAACCGGGTCATCGGGTATTTCCCAGATGTGCTAGTGGTCGACCGGGTGGCCGGCGACAATTTTAGTGGCGATACCAAGCCGTTTGATCTGATTGACTGGCAAGCCTTCGTCGTTGGGTCGTTGTTCGGGTGGAAAGCGCCGGATGAGTCGCGACGTTTCCGGATGGCCTTTGTCGAGACGGGCAAGGGCAGCGGGAAAAGTCCGATGGCCGCTGGGGTTGGCCTCTACATGCTGACGGCAGACGGAGAGTCCCGCGCGGAAGTGTACGCTGCGGCGACCAAAAGAGATCAGGCCAAGGTGTTGTTTCGGGACGCTGTGGCGATGGTTAATGCCTCGCCAGAGCTTGACGAACTTTTGCATATGTCCGGCGGCACCGAAAAACATAACATCGCCTATCTGCGCAAGGGATCTTTCTTCAGGCCGATATCGACGGATGACCGGGGGAAGGGCCAGTCCGGTCCGCGCCCTCACTGTGCATTGCTGGATGAGATTCACGAACACCCGACCAACGCCATGGTTGAGATCATGCGCGCCGGCACGAAGGGTAGGCGGCAAGCGCTGATCTTCATGATAACGAACAGCGGTTCGGATCGGGAGTCCGTCTGCTATAACTATCACGACTACGCGGTGAAGGTCTGCGCAGGTGATATTGAGGATGATTCGTTCTTCGCGTTCGTTTGTAGTCTTGATGAAGAGGATGATCCGCTGCACGATCCGTCGTGCTGGCCAAAGGCAAACCCGTCGTTAGGGCTTACGTTCCAACCGAAGTATTTGGAAGAGCAAGTGCGGCAGGCGCTGGGGATGCCGTCGAAACAGAATCTTGTGCTGCGGCTCAATTTCTGCCGCTGGACGGACGCGGAGTCGGCGTGGATCGGGCGCGATGCGTGGCTGGCGTGCGAGCGCGACATGGACAGGGAGTCCTTCAAGGGCCGGAAGTGCTACGGCGCGTTGGACCTGTCCGGTAGACGGGACTTGACTGCATATGCCGAGGTCTTCCCTAACGATGACGGCACGCTTGACGCCTTTGTCGAATTCTGGACTCCCAAGGACACGCTGAAGGAACGCGAAGATCAAGACCGCGCGCCGTATCTGAAATGGGTGCAAGATGGTCATCTGCATGCGATACCTGGCAAGGTCATCGATTACGCGCACGTCGTGAAGCGCCTGGGTGAGCGATCAGCAGAAGTCGAGATCGCCGAAACGGCCTATGACCGCTGGCGCATCGAAAACCTGAAAGCCGATCTCGACGAGCAAGGGGTAGATCTGAACCTCGTCGAATGCGGGCAGGGATTCAAGGACATGAGCCCGGCCGTCGAGGCTATCGAGGAAGTAATTTTGAACGGGACGCTGAGGGTCCACATCAATCCGGTGCTGCGCTGGAACGTCGCGAGCGCGGTGTTGGAAGAGGACGCCGCGGGCAATCGCAAGTTCACCAAACGCAAGGCGACGGGACGGATTGATGGAATCGTTGCATTGGCTATGGCCGTGCGGCTGGCGATGTTGAATCAGGAAAAGCCGATAGAGCCCTTCGTGATGTGGGCCTGAACCGGAGGATATGAATGGGGCTCTTGTCCGGCCTTCGTACATTGCTTGCCGCGCGCCGGACGCAGCCCAACCCGGAATTTTCCGGCGAGCGCGTGATCTGGTTGCCCAGCAAGCATCTCGGCGGTATCCGCATGACGCCGGACGAGGCCTTGCGTCTCTCGGCCGTCTGGGCGTGCGTGACCGTCATATCGAAAGCGCTGGCTTCGTGCGATTGGGAAGTCTTTCTCGAGCGCGACAATGGAGATCGTATCCCGCGCCGGCAACTGATGACCTATCGGTTGCTGAACGATAGCCCGAATTCAGAGACGGGTGCCTTCAATTTCATGGAGGCCATGTACATCCAGGCGTTGGTCTGGGGAAACTTCTACGCCGAGATAGAGAAGGATCGAGGTGGCAGGCCGGTTGCGTTGTGGCCGCTGGCGCCGGAGCGCTGCACGTTGGAACGTGAAACGGATAACCGCCTTGTCCTGGTGGTGAGAAACCGGGGCGACGGAGAGTCGGTTCTGGACTATGGCGAAGAGGTCTTTCACGTACATGGCCCCGGTGTGGACGGGCTGTCGGGATTCGACACCGTAACAATGGCGGCGCGAACGCTGGCCCACTCTGCAGCGGCGGAAAGATTCGGGCAGTCGTTCTATCACAACAACACGCAACTTGGCGGGATGCTGTCGTTCGATCAAAACCTAAACAAAGAGGCCCGCACGTCGGTGAAGGAAGCTATCGAAGGTGGCCATAAAGGATCGGACAAGGCGTGGGGCCTGCTGGTTCTCGATAATGGGCCGAAGTATCATAGCTTCGGCACCGAGCCGGAAAAAGCCCAGTTCATCGAAACGAGGTTCCTGCTCATTGAGGAAGTGTGCCGAATCTTCGGCGTTCCGCCACACAAGGTGGCGCATCTGCTGCGTGCGACATTCAGCAATATTGAAGAGCAGTCTATTGAATTTGTCCGCGATGCGCTGACGCCGTGGGCGGAGCGTGCCGCACAAGAGGTCAACCGGAAACTGCTGCGCCCGTGGCCTGCCATTCGCGCCCGTCTAGATCTGGAATGGGCGGCGGAGGGTAACGCCAAGTCGAAAGCGGAAACCGATGCGATCCTGGTCTCTAACGGAATTATCAACCGCAATCAGGCGCGCAAACGTCGCGGTTGGAACAACGGCGGCCCGGACCTCGACAAGTACACCGTCCAGGTCAACATGACGACGCTTGACAAGATAGGTGTCGATGCTCCCGTTGCCGAACCCGCCGACGATGCAGCTTTCGCTTTGTTCCGCATGGCCGCGCTCAAGGCATTAAACCGCCGCACGCGCATGGCCGAGCAATACCTGGAAGTAGGCGGGTGCGATGCTGGCCGTCTTCGCGATGCGGTTGCGCACGAAAACGGGGAACAAGCGCGTTACCTTGGCAAGCTCGTAGGCGAGTGCTTGGCGGCGCTCAGCATACAGAGCGAGCCCGCTGGTATCCGCGAGGCCCTTGTAGATTTTATCAAAGAAGATGCCGCAATGTTTTTCGCGGCCTTCGACAATGAGACACAAACCCTCGGCCAGTGGTGCGATCCCGAATTCCGCGCCGATGAAATCGCGAAAACGCTGACAACATTGATCAGAAGGTGATCGCCATGGTGGTAGCAGTAGAATCTCTGGAAAGCGAACCAGAAAGCGAACCAGTGATCAGCCCGCTGAACGAGCGTCGATATGGCCGGTTTCAAGTTTCGGAGGAGTTAATTCGACACAACTTTCCCGGAACTGAATCCGTGTTTCATGGAATGATTGTTCTTCGTGCGGAACGTCGTTTTGATATAGATGCGGTGGAATATACCGCGTGCGGCCAGATGTTTGATAAGGTTTCGTTGGGGGAACAAGCCCCGGAATATCGCGTCTTGGTTACAGAGGAAACAACGCCGGAAGGCGTATCAGTGAACGTATCTTTTGAGAAGTGGAGGTGACCGCCATGTTCAACGGTCCAGTCATACCTCTCCGCCCCGCGAACCGGGAGCGGCCCTATGAAATCAAGGCGCAGGACAAGACCGGCGAAGTCTACCTGTATGATGTTATCGGCGATTCGTGGGAAGGCACCACGGGCAAGCAGTTTGCCGACGATCTGAAGAAGATCGGCAGGGTCGATACCCTGAACGTCTACATCAATTCGCCCGGCGGCTCCGTGTTCGACGGCACCGCAATCCACAACGTGCTCAAGCGGCATTCGGCGCGGAAGATCGTCTACATCGACGGCCTCGCGGCCTCGATTGCTTCCGTGGTTGCCATGGCTGGCGACGAGATCAGAATCGCAGCCAACGGCATGATGATGATTCACGATCCGTGGGCAATCGCCATGGGATCGGCGGTGGATTTCCGGAAGATGGCCGATAGTCTCGACAAGGTGAGAGAGACAATCCTGACCAGCTATGTCGAGCGGACCACATCCGAGGAAGACCAGTTGAGCGAATGGATGACGGCAGAGACGTGGTTCACCGCCGAGGAAGCGGTTGAGGCCGGTCTTGCCGATGTTATCACGGAAAAGGTCGCCATGGCCGCGCTCGCCAGGCACGACCTGTCGGCTTTTCAGCATGTGCCCGAGCCTCTGGCGAAGGCAGCCGAAGAAGCCAAACCCGAATACCAGGAGGGCCGGCCGCACCCGACCGTTGCCCTCATGGAAGCGCGCCTGTTGAAGCGCAATCACGGGCGCGAAACCGCCTGAACACACGACGCCCGCGCTGTGAAGCGCCGGCTATCCTTAGAAGGAAATAAATCAATGAACGTTATCAGCAAGATGACGGAGCTTGAAGCGTATCTGCGTGAGAACGCCAGCATCCGCACCCTGATTTTCAACGACGGCACCAAGGTCGACGAGCTTCGCGATGAACTCGTGACCCTTTCCGATCAGGCCAAAACCCTTCAGGCCACGGCCGACGCCGAAAAGCGCGGCTTGTCCGATGAAGAGAACACGGAGATCGAGAAGATTTTCGCACGCTTCGAATTCGTCGAAGCGGAGATCGATCGCCGGGAGAAGATCG